AGAATTAACACCTCCTCTATTTTTTTTGATTTCCAAATATTTTGTCGTGTCAATTATCTCTTTATATTCCCTGTATTTACCAATGTTAAAATCGGTATATTTTTCGAATTCAATTTTATATACTTGAGAAAAAAAACAATTTGTTAAAATAAATACAAAAACAAAAGATAGGATATTTTTCATGACTATAAAATTTATATGATTACTTATTACAAATATAATAAAATTAATGAAACAACGTGATAAAAAGTATATTTTTTTTTAGGTATTGTATTTATAATAAATGAGACTATTAATTACAGAATCACAACTAAGATTATTAGAGAATAAAACAAAATACGATTATGGTTTTGATTTATTCAGAAAACTCCTATCTAATTATCTTCCTTTTATAGAAGACTTTGAATTTGTGAAATTTCATGTGAGTTACCGTGAATACTATTTGGTAGTTTTAAATTTAATAATTGATGAAGAAGAACTATTTGATTATTATGGTTATAAAAATAGGTCAGACATAAATGAGGACGATATTGAAAATTCTATTTTAGAGGTTTATGAAAAAGTACCAAAAAACGTAAGATATAATTATCCTGATAACCATAGATTATTTCCTGGTGAATCAGCAGGTATACAAATTTGGAAAATAAAACTTGTTTGATATGGATGTATTAATAACAGAGAGTCAAAGAAATAGTTTAGAATCACAACTAGAACAATCCATCGAAAAAAACGGTCTTGTTGAAACTTTGAGTAGATATAAATTAAGTATTGTTGTTTTTGATAAAATATATCAAAAAAAATTAAATCTCAATTGTGATGAATTAGACCATTTTGTTAGTTTCATTTTCAATAAAGACTACATCAAAGAAAACTATTACGCAAATGATGGTAGATACAAAATGGAATTAAGTTATGATAGAATGTCAGGAGTTGTATATTATGACTTTAAAGATAATCTACATGATGATATATTTGTTGGTATTGCAACTCCGTATTGGAACGGTGAATGTGAATTCCCAATAGATTGTGATATATATATTTACAAAGATGAGGATGGTGAAAGTGATGAAATTGATCTTTCAGGTTATTACCAAAAAAATAAAAAAATAAAAAGTGAGTTTGATTCATTAAAGGACATAATAAATTATATTGAGGGACAATACGAGTCTTATGTTATTCCGACATCAATAAACTTTTTAGAAAAAGCAAGAACTCATAAATAATATGAAATATATAATAACAGAATCACAGTATACGTTCTTGAAAAGAAGGTTTATTCTTGTTAGACAACTATTAGATAGAGAACTTGTTGACCAAGAACCTTGTTATTATAAAATCTATGGTACAGGGTTCAATAGTTATAAACAAGCGGTTTTAGAAGGTGTTACAGAATTTATGATGCAAGAGTTTCCCAATTTTTATGATATGGATGATGACGAATCTAATGAAAAGTGGTATATGATACATGATACTTTGGAAGAATTGGTTGGTAATGAAATCGAAGAATATTATGATAATGCCGATTGTGAGGACGAAATAGATATAGATTAGTAATTTTTTCAAATAAGGAGATATTTATTTGTATAATCGACATTAAAAAATAAAAAAAATATGAAAAGAGTAGTAAGACTTACTGAAAGAGATTTAACCCGAATTGTAAGAAGGGTTATAATGGAACAAGAAGCGGAATTAGAAGAAGGTATTTTTGGTCCTAGTTCATCTGAACTTGAAGAAAGAAAAATGGATTTAATTAGAAAAATAGACGACGCATTGGAAGAACATGGTTTGACCGATTCAGATTTATATAACTCAATTGATTCTGTAATAAGACAAGCAGAGAGTGATAACTATGACGGGGAAGTTGAGATTTCTCAAAGTAGAACAGGTAGAATTGTACTTAGATTTATTGCGAACCCAACAAAACTTCAAAAAAGTAAATTCTTTAAAAACATCATGAGCCCTATGGTTGGGGGAATGAAAGGAGGACACACTTTTGGTGGAGGTAGAGGAAATTATTAATTTTTCTATAAAATAATTTAAGAAGGGGATTTATATCCCCTTTTTTTATTTTATCTCATCTATCATTTTGTGAAGTATCAATAAAGATTTGTATGTTACTCTGTGAAACTTCAAATAATTGTAGGATCTGATACTTTGTTGTATAAACACAACAGATGTTAAAGAAAAAACAATTGTAAGAATAGAACCAAAAAATGGGTTCAATCCATATACTATCGTCATAAAAATAAAGAAAATTAAACTAACTATTGAAAACTTAGTTTTTTCTTCCCATTTTTTTACTATTTGTAAAGACTCTTTTAATTGTTTTTCTTTTGATGTTGATGTTTTCATATGTTTCTCCCTTTTTTATAAATACAAATATACTCTTTTAATCTTTATCTACAAAACAATTCTTCACTTTTTTGTAATTTTATAATATTTATATATAAAAAAAAGTATGAACAGAAGTTATAGTAAAATTAGACACATTCAAGAAGCTAATAGAAGATTGGAGAATCAATCATCAAAAGAGAAAAATGACAACTATATACAAGAAAGTTATTATGGAACAAAAAGTGAAAAAGAAAAATACATAGACCTTCTTGAGAGACAAAGATTAATAGAATCTAGATTGTCAGACAACAACTTTAAAAAATCATTGTTTTTATTTGAGGATGAAAATAAAGATAACTACCATTTTTTATATGAACAAGACACGACAGGAAGTACAGAAAATACGTCTTCTGAAGCAGGAATGAGTCTTGAAGATGCAGCAGAAAGTGAATATATGCAAGAATTTATTGGTAAATTTATTGCTCCTTCATTAAGTGCTTATACAACCCCTATTACTGATTCGGTTAATGAAAATTATTTATTAAATGAACAAGATGAATGGTATTTCGTGGATACTGTAATATGGAAAGGTATTAAAAGGTTTTTTAGGAATTTAAAACGTAATATCAAAAATTCTGATTTTGCAGATTGGTTAGATGATAGATTTGACGGGGACTTCAAGAAGTTTAATCAAAGATGGACTAAAAAATTCAAAAATTGGTTAGAAGATACCCATAAAATTACAATTAATATCGGTAAAAATGTAACTTTTGTTAAAGATCTATATGATGGACGAAATGTAGATATTGGAGTTTATAAATACAAATATATTGGTCAAGGAAAATCAGCTGAATTCGAACAAATAAGTTCTAAAGAACCTTATGAAGTAAAAACACCACCAGAACAATTTGACGAGTTTATAGCTAAAAATGAAAAACCTTTATTAAGAAGAATGAGCTCAAACTCTAAAACAAATTGGGAAAAATTAAAAGCGGATCCAGAAAATAAACAGTTTGCGGTTTCGGCAATAGAATATTTCAACGAAACTTTCCCAACAAAAAAATGGAAAAAAATCGCTGTAGGACAAGACATGGAAAAATTCAAAAAGGAAATAGAAAAAGAACCTGATAATTTTAATGTCAAACCAGAAGAAATAGTTTTTCCTGCAATCACAATTGATTTTCCTACCACTGAAGAGGTTGAAAGAAATCTATTCAAAGATAACGAATGGACAGAACCAAATGCTGAAAACTTTAAAATACAAGTTGCTGATATATGTAGTACTATTAAATTTGAAATGGACAAATTAAATCCACCTGAAGGAAAACCAAAAGCATATTTAAATTTATTATGGTTAGAAGCGTCAGCATCTAGATTTAGAAATGGAGGAAATGCCGCTAATTTAAGTTTTTTAGAGTTAGCAAATAACAGACTTAACACTGGTTTAGAAATTTTGAAAAGAGAATTATCGGCAATTGGAGTTGTAATTGATGCTAATTCTAAAATAGATTTAAATCCTCTTGGAGGAAATGGAGATGGGACAACAGGACCAAACCCACCTATAGGATTTATGTATGTCCCAAAAGGAGATTACAAAATGACACCTGCTTGTAGTACGGATGTAAACGTTTGTAATTTAACAACAATAAAAGGTGTAAAAAGAAGTGAGTGCGGAAACCCACATGCAACAAAAGCGGAATATGACCAATATAAATATGTTAGAGGAGGGGTTCAAATTATTTTAAATGATACGATCCAACCTGAACCAATCGAAAATCCTGGAGAAGAAGTTCCAATAGATGATGTACCTAACTATGAAGTAATAAATATCCCTTCTTATCCAATATATTTTTATGCTCCAGGTAGAAAACCATTTAGAATACCTTTAATAGGTTTAAGAGCAAAATGGGAAATTAAATTTGATTTAGATTTTGATAGACCAAGAAGAGGACGAAGACCTAGAAAATATAAACAACCAAAAAAATTCGATACATTAAGTTGTCCCGTATTTATGTAATTAAAAAAGGTGGATTTTTCCACCTTTTTTAATTTAATCTACCTCTAACACATATTAAAATTGTTGATTGACTAAAGTTTAAGCCAAATCCAAAGTAAGGTGTTCTTTCATCTAACAAAATTGACATATGACCATATGAACCACTAAAAATGTCAAACACACAGTCAGCAATAACTTTATTGATATCAAATTTAGTGGTATCAACATTTGACAATAAAATATGATTTAATTTTGCAATAACTTCAGATTGGGTTTTTGGTAAATTGGGATCATGTTTAAAACTATTGTACAAATTTTTTGAATAAGTTTTACATTGAGATTGTAAAATTGTATCTATTTGAATAGTAGAAGAACCGTACTCTTTTCTAAACTTATTAAAACTCTCTAAAAGATAACCGTAAATTTTATTGGTGTCGATTATATCATTTAATTTGAATTTCATTAAAGAAAATGATTCTGAATTCTTTGGAGTTATTCTATGTAGAGTTGTGTCATAGTCCCAAACGTCAGAATACATTTTATATTCATTATGTTGTGAATATGAAAAAAAACTAAAAAATAAAAAAATTAATATAGATAAAATCTTCATAAGTGTATTTTTTGTTTGTTTCTACAAATATACTGTTTTTTTTTGAATGTGCAATATATTTATAAATAAAAAAAATTATGAAACGAATTGTAAGATTGAATGAAAGAGATTTAACTCGTATAGTTAAAAGAGTTATTATGGAACAAGACATGATGGATGACGATTTAGCTAATGAAATCGACGATATGTTAGAAACCGCAGACGAAAATGATCCAGGTGTTATCCAAAGAATTATCGATAAGATAGAAGACGCTGGTCATGACGTTCAAATGTTTATTAAAAAAATGCGTCGTAAGTATGGTCATGGTAAATTAAAAAGAATGATTATGAGATCTATCACCAATCATCCTTTGGCTAAAAAAATAAGATACAAACGAAAAAAACCGGTTTGTCCATCGAAAAATTCTGGAACATCTTGTCCTGATTGGGATTAATTTTGATTTATAGGTTTACAAAAATTTAACTATTCATATCATATTAAATATGAATAATGAACATAAAGCCTCTTTGTATAATCAAATTGTTTCTGAACATACAAGGATATCAAATCAAATTTCATCAATTAAAGGTGAGTCAATCGAAATTAGCCAAAAAAATTTGATGTTAATCGATGAGTTACAAAAAAGACAAGTAGTTTTATCTAAAAAATTAGAAAATCTGATGAAGATGTAAAAAAACCTCCATAGCGGAGGTTTTTTTTATTAAAGAAATATTTATATAAAAATATTCATTAGATGAAAAAAAGAAGTTTGATATCTGAGAGCGAAAAAGAAAGAATACGTAGTTTATATAATTTAAATGAAAGCCTTCCTGATTTAGATGTTTTTCCAATTAAAGGGGATAGATATAATATTGGTTATGACCAAGATTGGGATGATTTTACAGACCCAAGAAGAACCGCTAATACTGACTATTCAAGAAAGGCAACTCACGCTGGTGCAGGCGGTCATTTGAAGGGTCACATTGGTGTTGATATATTTGGACCTAAAGGAACACCTATTCTTGCTCCTGTTGACGGAAAAGTTAAATATGGTGGTAATGGGTTAACTGTGATAATTGAAGACCCTGAGACGGGGTATTCTCATTGGTTAGGGCATTTAGATTCTATATCTGTAGACGAAAATGATTTTGTATTTGCAGGTCAACAAGTGGGAACATTAGGTAATTCAGGAAACGCATCAGGAACAGCACCTCATCTTCATTATAATATTTACAAAACAAGTGGTGGGTTTTATAGTGGAGAAGACCCAATAGATGTTCTAAAAAAATCTATGGATAAAGAACCAAAGGATATTGAAGATTTAGAATATGACGAAATGGGAGACACATTTAAAGAAAAGTTCAAAAAGTTTTTTGGTATGGATAATAAAGACGAAAAAACTGACGAAGATAGACCAGCAACCGAAGCAGAAGACGAGTTTGAAATATGGGATGTTATGAAAAAAACGGGAAGTGCGTTTATGGATAAAATTAAAGGATTATTTAATTAAGATTATTATGAGAGAAGTAAGGTTAAATGAAAGACAATTGGTGTCGTTAATAAGAAAGGTTGTAAATGAAAATTCAGATAAAGATTTTGTCACTGGAATTTCCGCATCAAAAAGAGCTGAATTGATTGATGATGTTATAAACAGACTTAATGAGTTTGGAATGAGATATGAAATTGAACTTAATAGATTAAACTCTAAGTTTAATCCTGAAAGAATAAAACGTGCTAATAGACCAAGAGGTATGGAAGATTTGGATTTACCAAAAGGTTTAAGAATTGGCAAAACTATTTTTCCTGAAGATTGAAATGAAAAAAAATTATTTGGACATAACTTTTTCTGAAAAGAAAAGAATATTAGAAATGCATAAAAAACATTCTAATTTAATCATTGAACAGGATGATGAAATGGATTTATATGCTAGAACAATGTTTGATAATCCTGATTATGAAAGTGAAAGACAAAAAGTTAAACTTGTCCCAAAAACTACGACGACAACAACTACAATACCTCAAGATGTTGTGGATATAGAAGACAAACCATTAGATGATGAGATTCCTGTTTTAGAACCAAAAGAACCTGAACCAATTGAGATTTTTGATGAACCTCAAATAGTAAAAGACTCAAGAAAGTATTTAGGTTCACCATATGTAATGGGATCTCAAGGTACAAAAACTTTCGATTGTAGTGGTTTTGTTAGACGAATGTTATATGAAATGGGTATTATAGAAAGCATCACTGACACAAAAAAAGTAGGAAGAAGAGCTGTAGACATTTATAATAGCCCAAATGTTACAAAAAAAACATTGAGTGAGGTAAAACCAGGAGATTTGGTGTTTTTTGGTCAAGGGTCTTCAATAAGTCACGTTGGTTTAGTGTCTAAGGTAGATGAAAATGAACAAGGAGAAAAAATATTTCATATGATACACGCATCATCAAGTAGTGGAATCCAAGACACAGAAAAAACAAATTATACAAAAAAAGGAGTAAATAAAAGTTCGTATTGGGCAAATAAAATTAAAGGGTTTGGTGAAGTTGTATAGAAATTATGAATAGAAATATAATAAAAAATATATTTAAAAATTATTTAATTACCGAATCAATATTGGGTGATGATGAAATTTATTCAGAAGAAATTGAACTTATTAAAAACCTTAATAAAAACGAAAGAAGTTTTGAATCTAAATTGGATAAAATTTGGAACTCACTTGAACTAAAATTTAAAAAAAACAATTCCGATATTTCTAAACTCAACTCTTCTGTGAATCATTTATTATCTGATTATGTTAATTATCTTAGTCAAAAAGGTGAAAACCCAACAGTTTGGTTAAGAAGAAAAAAAATATGTGATTTATGGAAAGACTAAGTGAAAATCAAATAAATGAACTATATTCTGATACTCTTAGAAGGATAGAAATGTTATATAGTGATGTTAAAATTAAAAAAACATTTTTAGATGAGTATTATCGAAGATTTATCATGAATTCTATAAATAGTGTTGACCTTAATATTAGAAAAAAATTTTTGAAATTAATTGAAGATTGTAAAACTGGTATATTAGACTTAAGAACTGAAGTACCTAAATTTTTAAAAGAAAATAAAAAAACTTTAGGTAAATATTCTTTTGAGTCGTCTTACAACTTTGTTAAAAAAATTGAAAACACTAAAATTGATAACACAAAAGAATTAAAAAAAAATATTGATATGATTATATCTAGACTAACATCTTTATTAAAGGTTGGGAGTCAAAAAAAATATTACAAAGTACTTAACAAATTTTACTTTATTAGTAATAACTATTTAAAAGTTGTAATTGTCGATAAAAAATCTGACGAGATAATGGAATGGTTGTTAGAAAAAAAATCCCCAATTAAGGGGATTTAATTAGTTAAAACTAACAACTTCTAAATCAAAAATTAATTTTTTTCCTGCTAAAGGGTGATTACCATCTAAAGTGACAGTTTCTTCTTTGATTTCACTTACCCTAAAGTTCAAAACCCCCATTGGTGTATTTGCTTGAAGCATATGTCCTTCTTGTACACCTTCAGGTACTTTGTCTTTTGGTACTTCTTGAATGAGTGCTGGATTATAGTCACCGTAAGCTTCCATAGGGTCAATCTCTACGGTTTTCTTTTCACCAATAGTCATATCTACTAAACCTTGTTCAAAACCTTTAATAAGTTGACCTTGACCCAAAGTTGCGGTTAACGGTTCTCTACCTTCGTTTAATGAAGAATCGAATATACTTCCATCTTCCAATCTACCTGTGTAATTTACAGTCACAGTACTGTTACTTTGAATTTTTTCCATATAACTTTTTTTTAAAAGATATTAAAAATTAAAAGAATAGTAAAATAATAAAGAATAATACTTGTAACAATATTCTTATAATTGATACCCAAAGAAATAATCCAATTATCTTTGATAATATGTCATTTTTTTTGAATCGTAAAAAATCACCCAAAAATGGTTTAACATTTGACCATGTAGAACTTAAAAAATTTTTCATAACACAAAAAACATAATATATTTTTTTTCAAAAAACAATATATTTATATATGTATGAAAAATAATATTTCTGAAGAACTAAGTTATAGTAAATATCTTTTAAATTATAAAAGAGGATTAGTAATTTCTGAACAAGCTTCTGTTACAACACCTGTAACAACAGAACCTACAGAACCTTCCGTAGAACAAAAAACTAAAGAAGAAATAACTTTAGACGACCAAATAGAGACATATTCAAACATGGTTTGTGATGAACTTAAAAACTTGGATTCGGGGACAAAAACTTTTTCTAACGCTAGTGAAAGATGTAAGTCATGTTCTGATATGTTACAGTTAATAAAAACAGGTAATGCAAAGAAAAAACAAATACAAGACTGTTTACAATGTGAAAATATGAAAACTAAACAATTTGTTGCGGATGAAAGTAGTAAACTTAATCCATATTTATATTGTAAAAATCTTGCCGGTAAAATAGAGGCCCTATCTTTGTCATTATCTTCACAATCACAAAAAAAAGGTGCTAGAGAACAAGCAACTATGTGGACGGCTTTAGGTAGTTCACTACTAATGTTGTATAAAGAAATAAAAGATATGTTTAAAAAAGAAGGAAATCAAATGTGATAAAATGAAATTTTTAAAACATTTGTTAATTCAAATAATGAACAAATACGGTTCATTCATGTGGTTTGGTACTCATGTTGGTCTTACTCAAATTGATTGGCACTATTTATTAGAAATATTTTTATGTGTTTTAGTAAACTTTCTTATGATTTTTTCCGTATATTTAGAGTGGAAAGACAAAGAAAATGAAAAATTACAAAAAACTACCAATACCTAAAGATTCTGCGTGGGAAAGAAAATCTCTATGGTATAAATTCCCATCATCCATTCGTAACTTTTGTACAGGTGTATCTAATATAATTAAATGGTTTCCTACAATTTGGAAACAAAGAGATTGGGATGGGGACTTCATATTTGAAATATTACAAAAAAAAATAGAATTTCAAAGAGAATACCTTGTAAATTCTAATAGACATACAAGGATAGACATTGATAATCGAGATATGACTATTGTACTTAACTTAATTGACAAAGTTAGAAATGATTATTATTCGATAGAATTTCACGATTATGAAGAAAGTGATTACCTTTTAAAAGATGTTGAGGGGTTTCCTGAACATAAAAGATTAGAAATTAATGTAAAATCTGAAAGATATGATGAATATTTTTCAAAATATAAATCTTCATTAAGACAAGTATACAAAAAATATCCACAAGCAACTAAAAGAGACTATTGTATGTATGTTGCAAGACATAATCAACAAAAGGCAAAAGACTTATTGTTTAAAATTTTAAAAGAAAGAATAGAATGGTGGTGGGATTAAAAACTTATTATACTTTGGATAGTGATATTTACAATTTTTTACATAAAAACTTGTCAGGAATTGCCTTTTTCAGAAAAGAAAATGATAAATTTTATATAAAATCACCTAAAAACAAACTAATAGAAGAGTTTTTGACTAAAAAATTCATTTTTATAGTGAATCAATAGACTGTGTTATTATTAAAGGGGTTTTTCTATCTATTATTCTCCACCCATTATATACTATCATATCTAAACCATCTGGTAAAAACACCATACCACCTTCAATATCAGACATAAACAACCTAATATTAGTCATATAACTCTTTTTACTTCTAACATAATATAAATTTTCAACAATTATATAACTTTCTTTACCAAAAAAACGTTCTATATCGTTTTTCATGGATAAATTGACGCATTTTTCAAATAAAACCTGTTTATTCATAGTTTATATGTAAAATATAGGTAATTTCGACTAATAAACCATAAGTTAGTTGACAAAAAAACAAAAAAATCATATATTTTAATATAAAAACAACAATTTATGTTACTATCAGTATTATTAATCATTTTTATTGTATTAATTTCAGTTATTTCCATCGGAATCTTCTTTTGGTGGAGAAAATTTGGTAAACAATTCTTTGAAATGTCAAAAAACCTATCAAAAATGAACGGAATGATGTTGAAAAACCCAAAAAACAAAGATTTTGGTAATTTTTCAAAGGATTTTGACCAACAAATGAAAATGATACAAGAATTTTTCAAAAAAAGGTAAAAAAAGGACTAAAAAACGTCATTTTCAGTGTTAATTTCTTCAATTTTCACTATTTTGACGTTTTTTCCCTTATTTTTTACTGAAATTTCGTGTTCATTGGGGTAAAGTATGTTATTTCTAAGTGTTTCTTGTAAATCTACCTCATTTTTGGGTATTTTTGCTGTAATTAGGTAGTATTTTTCCCCACAACCAGTACAAAATGAATGATTTGACAGTAATTCTACCTTATTTTCACTAAAATGTGACCCAATTTCGTCTAAATTGATGTCTTTTTCGTCATCTACAACCAAAATTCGGTATCCTGTAAGTGTTTTTGGGAGGTTTTTTACCCTATTTAGGTGGTATTTTAGCTCATTTTTAACCTCTTTTTCGTCAAAATCCATCGTTTTTAACGCAGAAATGAGGGTTTTTTTGTCTATTATTTCACTTAAAATGGGTAAAATCTTCATACAAATAAATACCTTATTTACCCTTTTTCTTAGGGTATTTCATTTCTACCTCATATGGACCTGAATTTGTCTTGGAAGAGTCATATCTCCATACTACAATACAGTCATCGTAAGTGAAAGTTCTCTCATATTTGATTGGTTCAGGTGGTTTTTTGTTGTTTTTTGAACTCATACTACATTTTTAAGTAACAGATTTACAAATATAGTAATAAAATCGTTGAAAAAACAAACTATTTTTTTAAAATGTGATTACATTGGTTATACCAATCATAATAATCCTTTCTATCTTTGACTATTGTTCTACCCATTAATACCATCATAAGGGTTGTAAATACTATATATCCTATCATAACAACAATATATAGTAATAATTTACATAAAAGGTATTAAGACAATGTTAAGTTTAAGTTATAAAAAAACCCCACCTTGTGAGTGGGGCTGACATAAAAACTAATAAATTACTCTACAGGTGTTTCTTCATCCTGAGAACTGTGTTTTTTATTAACAAATTTATCCACAGAACCAATTGCAAAAGAACCCAATACCAAAATAAGGAATGAATTAAAGATAAATTCATTAATTACTAATGGCATCCCCATAAATCCTGTAACGATGTCTGCAGCAGCAAATAAACACATCATAACAAATGCGATAAACCCAACTACTGACTTTTCATTGATAGTATTACTATCACAGAATAATTTTCCAAAAAAGTTTCTCATAATTAATTGTTTTTTATTATGATAAATATTTACTTTTTTTGTGAAATACTTATAATGAAAAAATTTTGATTAAATAAAAAAGGGACAGTAGCGAATTGTCCCTTTTGTTTGTTGCCTTCACGACAACGGTCCTAATTAAATTCTTATTGTCCTTTTACAAGGTTTAAACACTGTTTTAGGTATTCTTTTGCTCTTGGTGATGGTGTGTACTCGTCTTCTCTTACTTGAAGGTTCAAAACCCTTTCAATGTCCTTTACCAATTCAGTACCGTGTTCGTTTTCTTTGTATAATTCAATTATTTTATCCATTGCTTTATGGCATTCTCCTGTTGTTTCGTCGTGATAGTTTTTATTTCTAAAACGATTAAGGTTATTCATCATTTCATAAGCCAAATGTGATCCACCGTCTTTTACATCTTTAAATAAACGAATGTTATTTAAGATACCTAAAGTATCTACCATAGAATTAACACCTGATTGTCTTTTTGTTATACCTGGTGAATATCTACCAAATTCTTCAGCTCTACCAACAATTTCATCTAGTGGCATAACATTTTCAGGAACACAACGTGGTTTAACTTCTTTTTTTCTTTTAGTTTCGGAATCTTCTTCTTTGATTATCCTACTAACTAATCTATTTAATTCTCTCTCAGATAAATTATATCTTCTCATAGTACTATTATTTATAATAAATATGGTTAACTTAATGTCTATTTAAGTATTTATATAAATAAATATCATAAATGATTGAATATGATTGATTACATCATTAAAAAAGTTTTATTTGAAGAATTTGAGGCTAAAATGAGTTTAGTTAAAAATGTACCTATTTCAGATGGGTTGAGATTTCACATAGATAATAATATAACATTGAGTGAGAATGTTTTTAGAATATATTCAGATTCATACTTTGATTTAATTAACGAAGTTAGAAGTCTATATAATAGAAACTTGATTAATTTAAATTCAGAGGATACATGGATTGTCGAATCTGATTTAGGAAAATCTGTAATATTAGAAAATGGTAAAAAGATATGGTTAGATGCCCCTATTGAGGTTAGTGATAATTTAATGGAAGCAAAACATAGAGGAAAAAATGTAAGATTGGGAAGTCCATTTAGAACACCAGGAGGTCCTAAAAAATTCGCGGTATATGTAAAAACACCTGGTGGTAATGTAAAGAAAGTAACGTTTGGTGACCCAAATTTGAGAATCAAAAATGCAAGTAAATCAAGAGCTAAATCATTTAGAGCAAGACACAAATGTGACCAAAAGAAAGATAGAACAACCGCAGGATATTGGTCTTGTAATGTATCAAGATACAGAAAAAAATTAGGTTTAAAATCATCAAGAAGTTGGTAATAAAACACATGAGCGTTCATAAAAGAAGAAACATATACGAAGATATAGAACCATCGAAAAGAGCGGTTAAAAACATTTGTGATGCAAAAAAATTCTGTAAAGCTCAGGGTAAAATTACATTTGGTCAATTACGTTCTATAGTTGAGAATGCAAAAGTTAAGAAAATTTTAACTGATGTTGGTGAAGGTAGTTATAAAGCAACATTGAGATTATTGCCTTGGTTTTTTCCGCAACTAGCTTTGGCAGGATTTACAGGTTCTATGATAAGAGCGTTTAATAAAGTTTTTAGACCTACTTTAGAAGATACTACAGGATATAAAACATGGTGGGGAAAAACAATACTTAGAATATTTAACATGGTTGAGGGTGAGTTAAATGTTACGGATCCGTTAACTAAAATATTTTTTATTTCAGACGGACTACTTTCAATGATTAACGATAAAGATAAAATAAAATTTGCTAGACATATTTCTGAAGTAGTTTCAGAAAAACCTGACGATGAAGAAGTTCCTGAACTATTTGTTGAGAATGAATTACGGAATTGGTTGAATGAAAAGTATTTACTAGACCCTCCATTACAATCAAAAATACCAAAGATAGAGGAACCTGAAATAGAATACAATCAGTCAGACGAAGAATTACCATTCAAAGAAGTTAATGAAAATGGAATCAAAAGAAGGGTATTTAAAGAGTCTACAGATGACCACGAATTGAAATGGCATTTTGATTTAAATGATAGAAAAGTTAAAGTTGTAAAATCAAATGGATGGATGTTCCAAATGGACAATCAATTACCCATAAGATTAAATGAAGGTGATATTATCTCTATCCCAAAAGGAATGTATCACAGAGTGATTAAAGGAAAGGGGGATTTAATTGTTAAAATAAAAGAGTCAGAGGAAAAAGAATCTTCATATGATGAAGAATATTTAGATAAAATTGAAAAATTAATAAATAAATTTTTATCTACTTTGAATATTAGGATACCTAATTTTTTAGGTTACGAAGTTATAGTTGGGAAGGGTAAATACGACAGTATACCTGTTATAAAAGTATATGGTCTTTTTGAAAAACCATTTTCTATGGAAGAGTCCGAAAAATCTCATATTGTAGCTAAACAAGTTATTCGAAGAATTAAAGATGTTTTTCCCTTCACAGAAAATATGAGGGTAAAGGGAGGAAGTAGCTCAACAATTGAGAGTCACAGAGAAAATTATGATTGGGAAAAAGAATGGTTGAGAAAGTAGTATTACTTCCTCAACGCATAATCCACAAACATCAAACATTCTAAGGTTGCAGGATTTCCACCAGCATATGAAATAGCACTTTGTAGTGATTCCTCTATATCTTTTAGTTTGACAAAAACAGATTCTTTTTTAAATGGAATATAAAGTTTTTTTCCCTCTATTCTATTTTGTTTTCCTGTTTGTTCAGAAGAAGCTGAACCCCAAAATGTTTTATGCCAAACACCATCCTTTTGAGTTAATTTACCTGGTGATTCTTCGTAACCCGCTAACATCCCGCCAACCATAACCATAGTTGCTCCAAGAACGATACTTTTTACAATGTCACAATTCTGTTTAATAGAACCATCGGCAATGAGTGGTTTCTTAGCGACTTTACTACAACTTTTAATCATACTTGCTTGCCATCCACGATTACCAAACCCTGTTGAATGATATGTTGTGCAAGCAGAACCCCCACCAATACCGACTTTAATTGCGTCACATCCCCATTCTCCTAAATCAATAACCGCCTCAGGTGTGCAAACATTTCCACCGATGATAAATGTGTTAGGGAGTTTCTCTCTTGCAAATTCAACCATACGTTTCATTTTGATAGAATGTCCGTGAGCAATATCAATAGTGATAAATTCAGGTATTAAATCTAAATCCTTTAATTCCTTAATTAATTCGTATGAACTTTCGTTTACCCCAATTGAAATGGAAGATACCAAATTAAGAGATTTCATTTTTCTTATAAAAGTGATGTTATCAACACCAAATCTATGAAGAATATAGAAATAACCATTCTCCGCTAATTTGATTGCTAAATCTTCGTCAATAATACTTTCCATATTGGCGGGAATGACTGGTGATTTGAATCTATATCCACCAAACTTTACGGATGGGTTACAATTACTCCTTGACTCTACATAACTGTATTCAGGGATTAGGGTAATGTCATCAAAATCAAATCTCTTCTTCATTTTTTTCTTGTATTAGTTTATTTACTCTTTTTTTACCTTTTTCACCAATTGGAATTGGATTACCGTATTCACTTATTTGGACAAATCTAATTGTCGTTTTAAGAACAACTATCTGATTTCCTGTATAGACATCGTGTGCTCTTGCTTCCATATATAGAGTTACAGATGTTGTTCCGATTTTGGATGGGTATCCATAGATTTTGAGAAGTTGTCCCTCTTTTGCTGGTTTCTCAAAGTTACATTTATCAATAGAAACTGTAACCATACGAGGTGAATCACATAATTGCATTGAATATCCTGCGGCAGCGGCATCAATCCAAGCAAGTAATTTTCCACCGAATAAGTTTCCATGAAAACCTAAATCTGATTTTTTTATTGGATGGGTGTTTAATAATTCCATTTATTAACTTTTTCAAAAAGGTAATTATATTTTCCAATACAATCAACAAGAGTATTTATTAATATGAACTACAAAACAATAATTTTAGAAAGTAATAAAAGACGTTCCATAATTAGAACCCTTGTAAGAGACATTGTAAATGTTTTTAAAGAAGAGGATGAAGGAGAATTTTACCTCCCTAATTATATAAAAGACGAGGATGAGTATTATTTTGAAAATTTAGATTACGGGTTTAGTGTGGAGTTAGTTATATCTGAAAATGAGGATTTAGAAAGATTTAAAATTGATGCAAATCTATATAGAAAAGATAATATAATAGAAGTTAATATAGAATATAACCCTAATAATAAAACATCTTTGATGTATGATATAGTAGGGGAGCTAAATGAAGTGATTGCTCATGAAATAAGACACATAGACCAATATGTTAGTGGTTCTTATGATTTAGATGTGAATTCACCAGAAGATTCTTTAAGTTACTACACACAAAAACATGAATTGGACGCCCAAGTTAAAGGATTCAAAAGAATATCTAAATTAACCAAAACTCCGTTTGATATTGTTGTCAAAAGGTGGTTCAGAACTCATAAAGATATACATAAATTATCTGATGATGAATCAGAGATAGTAATAAACAAAATATTAAATTATAATTAATGCCAAGAAGACCGTCATTACCTCAAGAATATTTAACAAGGATTGAAACAATCAAAAAATTGATTCTTGTGAGATCAGGATTTTTATCTGAATTTGGAAACAGAGATGTAAGAATTGAACTTTCGGATTTGGACTATGAAGAAAGGGATGGAGAACTTAATTTCATTGAACTTAGTTTTGAATTAACGATAACTAACTTAGACTGTGGAGATTGTGATTTTGAAATTGATGCAATTCACAGTGAGTTGAAAACATTACATGATAGACTTTTCAAAGCCTGTAAATTTGGTTTAACAAACGATTTGAAAATAAAAAACGGTTTAGATTTAAGGGGAATCCTTACTCACGAATTATACATGAGAAATTCAACATTTGATAAAATAGTGTTTGGGTTGTACTTCGATCCAGCAGGTTTTCATTGATTTTTGAACCTTGAAACTATTTTTTTTAAGATTTCTTTTACAGTTTCACCAGAAAGGTTAATAATACCAAAAGACAATAATCTTTTTGTTAATTCACTTATATCTTCATTCGTAAATCCTGTCTCAGACATTTGATAAAGTTTTGGTAGTATTGGTATTAAAAATGAATATGCTAACATATTACTTAAATTTTTGACTGTTATACCTAAACTATCAACGAACCCTAAAAAAGTTTTTTGTAAATCTTCAGTTTTCTTTAAAATTTCATCAAAAGTTTTTACTAAACCTTTTTCTTTTATTATAACAAGTACTTTGTTTAGTTTTTCTTTATTACTTGTAAAATATGTCAAAATTATTCCAGTTAATAGTAATGACTTTTCCATATCATTAATTTCAGGGAATTTACCATCAATAAAATCAGAAACAGGACCAACGAATCCACCAATAGTCGCACCCCAAGTTAAAAGGAATTCAAAATCAATTTTTGTTTGTTTTTGAGTCTTTTTCAGAATGTCAGAAACCATAGATTTTAACCCCTTGAGAGTACCTAAAATTTTATTAGAAGACTCCTCTAAGAGAAGTTTTTTATATTGAGATTCTGTAATTACTATATTCATACTTAATTAATAAATATATTGTAATATTTATTTGTATGGGAATAAAAAGAATATTGAACGCTCCTTTACAAAAAGGTGACAGAGTAGAACTTATAAAAATGACTGACCCATATAAAATACCTCCCACAATGGTTGGTACTGTTAAGGGTGTAGTTGATGCGTTTGGAAGTAAAATGTATAAAATCGATTGGTATACAAAGTCAGGAAAAAAAGTAGGTAGTCTTCCATTGATCGATGAAATAGACCCCGACACAGGTAAAAGACTTGACAGTTGGTTTAAGTTAGTTGATGATGAAGAAAACAAAAAAGATGAGAATATCCCAATAGATAACATTGAGGAAGGATTTATTGTTCTCACAAAAAAAGACATTTTAAAGGAGTCAAAAGCAAACACTCCTCAAAAATTTGTTGATTTAGCCAAGTACTATAATTTGGGTAAAATACACAAATATTTAGAGGAACTTAGAAAGAGTGGTGTCATTAATATGTGGGGAGCAAGTCCTTACTTATGGATGGGAAAAGAGAGGATTGAACATAAACACCATTATGATGACCTGAGTGATGAAAATCAAGAAAGTTTTGATTATGTATTAGATAATGCTGAAGATATTAAAAATATGTTAATATCTGGCGCAATGAAAAAAAATGAAGGAAATGAAGATGATGATGTTTATTACTTAAAAAAAGTAGGTAGAACTGTAGAGAATGACTCAAAAGAACTTCATCAAATTTGGATGAAAATGAAAAGTGGAAGTAAATTCATGAAATAAAAATAAAAACTTAAAATTATGGCAAATTATTTTTTTAACAATATAAGTAAAGAAGAACGTCAAAACATACTTGACAAACATAAAACGGTATATGATGGATTTGTTACCGAATATGGACAATCAATAAACAATCAACCATTGTACGTACAAGACTTTGCAAATGACAAAGGTGGTATTACAGTATCAAACAAAGGTGTTGTAAAAAATTACACCAATATGAATATAAATGAAAATTATGAGTCACTTTCTGACATGAATGAAGAAGATGAAGATGGTGATAATTGGGTAAAAGAATTAATGGGGAAAAAAGAAAAAAAGGAAGAATACGACTACGTTGATGAAAGTGACTTGGATTTGGATGAGGATGAAAATGAAGTTGTGAATAAAATCAATGAAAGTATTGATATGTTTAGAAGATTTCGTAAATATAACTAATGGAAATAAAAGAAATATTATCATATTACTTTGATGAGGACACAATGAGAATTGATGTTTCATTTAGACTTACTTCAGATTCTGATGATGAGGTTAGAAACGATATCATAAAAGTTGATGAATCTAAAGAATTTGGGTATGATATTATTAAAGAAGAAATAGATTATTATGATTTTGATGATGATGAAGATGACGACTTTGATGATTTTGTTACATTAGATGAAGATGCTTTATTATCATATTTAAATGAGTATTATATAGTATATCCTGATAAACTACCAAAATCAGAGTTTTTCTAATGAAGATAGATGATTTGATACGACTAATGACGGTGTTTACTACTGACTCTGAAAATGAAGGGGAATTAGGAGAACAAGACGCCCCTGCCGCTGGTGGAGGTGGTGGTGGAGGAGCTGCGTACCCAACAGTTACAAAATGGGAAACAGGTTTAACAAGAAGCGTTGCAAATCAAATAAGTGCAACCGCAAAATGGAAAGATTTGTATAAAATAACTAGAGGAAAAGCGAATACATTATTATGAATAATTTGAATGAGATAATACAAAAATCTTTAGGGTTAATTAATTATGACCGTTCCAAAACAATAGATGAACAAACTACTTTAGGTATCCCAACCGGAATGTATAATTGGTTTATTCCTAAGAAAGAAAAAAAACCAACATATGAACAAAAACCACTTAATATTGTTACACCATCGTATGATGATGAATCCGATACACCTTTTGTAACTTTAAAAAGTGTTGTTAAAAATCAAGACATTTATATCCCATTAAGAAAAGTAACTGAGAAAGTTAAAACTTCCGAAACGGACTTTTTAAAGGGATTGCAATCAAAATATGGTAAAATAGGTACAAATTTTCCTAACGATTTAAAATCGTTTTATAAAGAATATGATAAGACAACTTATGAACAACCAAAAATTATAAAAACTATAAATGGTATAGAACCGTTCAATAGGGAATTAGCTGAACAGTATTTTGGTTCACAATGTATGAAACTTTCAGGACAACACCCATCTTATAACGTGGGTTATTCAAAACAATTAGATTATTATATTGATGACAGTGGAAGAAGATGTGTTCCGATACCCCACAAAACAAACGAAAGTAATGTATACGACCCTAAAACAAAAAAAAATAAAATTGCTGTTACAGAAACATATCAATTAGATTTACCAAAAGCGGTAAAATTAAAAAATGGAAACACAATACAAAAATCTAAATTCAAATACGAAAAAAGTTGTAAAACACTAACATATGAAGAATGTTTAAAAGTTTCTTGGGACAATCTGTTTAGTTTTAATACTCAAAATCAAGGTGTTTATGAAATAGAAATAGAAACTCAATCAGTTGTTGTACCAATGGTAAACGAAACAAAAAATAAAAAAACTTACATTGGTTGTATATCTGATGAATGGTTTCCTTGGTTTAATTCTTTTGTTGGCTACATTGAAAAATCAGAATATAAAGTTTCCACAGATAGTGCTGGTATAAAACAAGGTACTAAATGTTTAAGTAAAAATACAAACGACAGTGGTGTCAATATGATGGAAAAGTATTTAGGAAATTTAAGTTCTAAAGTTACAACATTAAATTTAAAATATGGGGATTCAGTAGAAAATTTCCCTATGGATTCTGCACTTATGAAATCAATAGGTAAAGATTATCGCGTAAACACAAAATATTATGATTATACTGTAGATTTAAATCAATGGTTTACTTTTGGTGATAAAGATTATGCCAATTATGAAGCGGGTATAGATAGAAATTTTACTGATTATATTAATACACAAAACAATGAGTCAAATATAAATGATTTATATTTAAAAAATTTGTATGGGTATACAATTGGGGCGAGTATATTACCTAAACACCTTTTGAATCAAGCAGCGATCAAAGAATTAAGATACGGTGTTGGTGGAGATGAGGAACAATTCATAAGAGATGAAAGAACAATAGAATCATTAATGTTAAAACATAATGAAGTACAAAGTAAGTATGAGAATAACATTTTTGAGTACCTTAAATTTATTTCGAACGAGTATTTCAAAGAAAATGAAAAATTAAAACCAAACGAGGTTGTAAATGACTTTTTAGTGACCAAATGGAATGAAATACTATCTTCATATAGGGTAATTGAATTTACTGATTTTTCATCCAAGAATAAAAAATCACCAGAATTTTCGGATTATAAGGCTAATTCACCTATGGTTAATCAACCTACCTCAATTACATCACCAACAGGAAATTTACCATTACCCGCTATCTTGAGTCTTAAAGGATTAAACGAATGGGATATTACTGATTTTACAATAGCCTATCTGTATAAAAAATTTGGGATAATAGACGAAAAAAATACAAAAGTAAAGGATATAAAAAAACAAGTAGATTCTAATAAATTATCTTTTAACTCAGAAAATCCTTTTGTTGTTGTTTCAGACTATAATAGTTACTCAACAAAAGGAATTAGACCATTAACTTTAACAGACACTTATTTAAGAACAAAAAATGAAGGTAAAATAAATGGTTTTTTATATCAAAAACAAAACGTAAATACTCCAGAAATTGAAAATTTTACTTATGATAAATTAACAAAAGGTTTAATACAAAGTTCCACAACAGACAACACAAAAATTTCGGTGGATGATCAAATTGCCACTTATGAAAATCAACTAAAAGAATATAAAATATTTGACGATGCAATATCTGATGTTATAAATAAAACTTTGGTTATAATGGGACGTTAAAAAAATATGATGAAGCAAAAACAACAACTAAATGAACTTGCCCCCGTTGTGTGGGGGACAATGGAACTATTGGCTTGGGTGGGAACTGCCATTGGAGCAACAACATTATCTTATCAATATGGGAGATTGAGTCATGAAGACCAAATGATGATTGAAACATCAGACGGGTATTTTGAACCAAAAATGTATATTGGAGAAAAATTCAAAATTGAAAAATTCAAAGGTACTGAAGATGTGTATGAATTGATGGACGTAGATACATTATTAAAAAAGAATCCTTCATGGGGTGCATTTTCAGATGAGTATGGTATATACCTAAAAATAGGAGGAAGTTCAGATTTTTCACAGTCAGATTTAAGATTATATCTACCAAAAAAAGAGTGGTTTAATCAATTTAATGGAAAAATAAGAAAAATTACAGACCACAAAGAGGGCGAAACAAATAGTAATACGTTTACACTTTGTTTTTATTTGAGTAATCCTAAAGATTCGATAAGAGTTAAAACTATAAACCCTGATGGTAGTGAATATGTCGGTCCACCACAAAATATGTATGATTTAGAAAAAAAACAGTACGTTGATGACCCAAGTAGAGGTTGGGCTGTTTTAAACGCATATAAACAAAGTGGATACTTTAAAATGGGGGGTGATGTGTTTACTGATATTGTTTCCACTAATGAATCAAAAACAAATAAAGATAATCTTATTTTTGAAGTTGGTGCTGGTGGAGAGGGTGATACCAGAATTGCAGGTGGGACAGGTAGTAGGGAATATCAAACTGCAATGAATATCAATCCTGAAACAGAAATAAAAAAAAGAAAACTGTCTGATTTACAAGAAAAAATTACCCAAATTTCAGTACGTCCCCCAAGCGGATTAATAGAGTATGAGTGGAACACATATGGTCAAAAATACGCAAATAGTGAATTTGATAATTGGTACGACGGTAGTAATGGAATATGGATAGTTATTGGAACACAAATATTAACTTCAATAGTCCTTGCACCAATTGCAGTGGCATGGGCAGAAACTGCGGCAACCGCCGCTGGATATAATGCAATCAAATATGGTATTATGATAGGAGGTGAACTTGTTGTTGGAGGTTGGGAGGCAATGTATCTTTATAATAGAGGAATGAAAGATATGGCTGCTTTAGTATTTTTTTGTTGTTTTTTACCTATTTTGACTGAAAGTAGTTTAATTGCGAGAAAAATAGGGTTACCACCAAATTATGAAAATTTGGTTACTGATATAGCATATAAAGCAAAGAATGGGTCTATTACACCATCTGACATAAAAAAATGGTTAAATAGTTTACCTGACGATATTGCAGAACAAGTTAAACAATCAATGACGTTAACGGCACAATATTTCAAAAACAACCCAACAACTATAGTCCAAAAGAAAATTTTAGATTCTATGGCCGAATCTATTAAAAAAATGAAAGGGGTTACAAAAAATTTACCTTTAACAAATGAAAAATGGTTCATTGGAGATTTAATGTCTTTATCAAAAAAAGACATTGAAACGTTTTTTAAAGCTAATAAACCATTTGTTTATAGGGCACAAAATTTTGCAAAAATATTAGGTCCAGAATTAAAATCAGGAAAATATGGTGCTCTGAAAATGTTAGGTCTTAATATATTTTCTATTGCTGGTGTTTTTGTAGTTTGTTTTAGTGTATTTGAAAGTAACGAGGAATTTTTAAAAGACCCTCAAGGAATTTTAACTCCAGCCGATCAAGGTATACAATATTTGAGAAAAGTATTACCTAAACAAAGCGAAGAATTAAGTAAAAAAGTAAAAACTTTGTCCGAAGAAATTAGAATAAATTCTATGTCGGGAAAATTTGATGTTGCGAAATCAAAGGCAAATGAATATTTTAAAATTTTGGGTGAGTTAGCGTTTATAAATGATAATAGAAGTAATTGGGGAAATTTAAGAGAATATAGTAAAATAATAGAGGAATTTATTGCCCAATCTTTAGCAAAACTTCGTGGTGATTATTATACAGCACTTCAAAACAATAATACTGAAGAAGCAAATGAAGCCATGAACACTATGGTATCACTTGATGAACGAGTTGGGAAGGAGACGTATACAACCCCATTTAACGGAAGATTATCATCCTATCTTGTACCAAGTGATGGATTTTATAGTAATGTTGATATGAAAACCCATAAACTTACTCCTGAGACATTTGAGGAGTTTATATATTGGTTTTCAGGTTATGATATAAATGGAATTAAACCATTAGATACAACAAACTCCTTTTTTGTAAGAGGTAGGGCAAATTTTAACGCTTATTTCCAAGATAAAACACTTAGGAATGGAGGATGGACTAAATATTTTTCTTCAAATAATCCTGACATACTTACAAAAACATTAATCGATATAGTTAATCACAATAAACAAGAACCAAAATTTGCATTTATAAATTTTGATAATCTTAATAACAAATACTACATTGGTAATTATTATGTTTTAAGTAAAATTTTTACCGATTATTATGATGATTATCTTTGTGAAAAATATAAAATATGTGAAACTAAAGAAAATAAACAAGTAGAATAATATATTTATAAAATAAAAAGTTATGTCAAATTTAATATATGAGATAAAAAGATTAAGAAATTTAATGGGGGTCAATAATTTATTATATGAGTCATTAAATATTATTAATGAAGCTGCTGTTGGACCTGGTACAAGAGATTTTTTTAATGAACTAATGACAGCGTTAGGAAAAAAAGCAGGACATACTGATGAAGAGATAAGAATGTTAAAAAATGTCATGGATGAATACAACGAAATTTATGGAACTTCACTTAGATATGTAGATGGAATTGATGATTTAACAAGAAGATCATTATCAGAATTGTTTGAACTTAGGGGTCAATACGCTGGTGAGGTTATTTATCCCGCATATAGAAACTGGATTTCATCAAAATTAAGTAAGTCGGCTGCGGATGTTATAGCCTCAGACCAAATTGTATTAGATATGTTAGAGGCAAGAACCGTCTCAGATTTATTTCAAAGAGCAGACGGAACTTTTCCAACAGTTCTCGATTATTTAACGGTAATAAGAACTAACCAAAAAGCGAATAAGAATATTGAAGATATGCTTAATGCTAATATTCTTGATTCAAGGGTATTACCGTATTTGAGGGATTCTATGATGGATATGTCAGAAAAAATAAGACCGACTGGACCGGGAGTCGCGGATTGGTTAGATGATTTAGTTAAACAAATTGACGAATACGATACTGGTGGTAAAGTAGTAACTGATGAGTTCATTGTACAAGTTGATGAAGTTGCAGACGAAGTTAAAGCTAAAATTGATAATCCTGTTGAAATTGTTGACATACCAAGAGTTGAGGATATGTATGACATCGATTTGAGTGATTTAGGAAGAGTTACTGGAAACGATCCAAGCTCACTTAAAAAACAAGTTCAGGATTTAATGATGGCTGACTTAGAAAAAAAGTGTAAAACAGATTTTTGTAATACATTAATAGCGATGTGGAAAAGCGACAGTCAAACATTTCAAAATGTTTGGGATGAGTTACAAAGTAAAATGGCAGAAAAGATAAAATCATTGATGGAAACAGATGTGTTGAGAGCGATACCACAAAAAGATGTTGATGAATTAAATATTTTACTAAAAAAATATACTGAGGGATATGGAAAACCAATAACCGCTTTAGAACTTGAGAAATTAACAAATGAAATTTACAAAAAAATAAAAGGTACTAATGTAATTGGAATGATTGGTGGAACTTTACCTCACTGGAGAGATTTGAAATTGTTAACGACTCCTGAGATGAGGAAAAATACACTTAAATTCCTTCTTTGGGGTTCAGATGTTTTTTCAGGTGAATGGACGGCTAAAGATTTTGTAACAAGATGGATGAAACTTGCTCTTCCAATTACATCTTTGTATACTCTTTATGATTTTCTTCAAACTCATCAAAATGAAGACCCAAATAAAACAACTTTTGAACAATTTTCAGATTCTCTTTGGAATGCGGTTAAAAACTTTGGTTTAATGGGGCTTGCTCCTGGTGTAAGGTCAATAATTGAAGCCGCAAGATATTCAGTTGAGAAGGACTTGGAAGAAGGTAGATTTGTCGATAAAAAAACGTTGATAAAATACTTAAAGAAAAATTTTGGTTTTAGTGAAGTAGCCATAACTGATAATATATTACCAAAAGTAACATATAATGCTGATTCAGAACCAGCTTATACAGAAATAAAAGGTGCTGAAGGTGAATATGCGGTTGCAAATGGAAAATATCAAATAACAAATACTAGATTTTTGGGAACTGTTTTTACTCCGTATGTTGAATTTACACCAGAAGGAGAATCCAAGTCTCAAGAGGAACTTAAAAAAGTTAAAAAATTAGATAATAAACAAATAGATAATGTTGAAAACACTTTAGAGTCTTCTGACCCAATAAAAAAGAGTATGGACGAAAAGTTTTTAGGTGTCGGGGGTTATTTAAAGTATGAAAGACAAGAAATCATTGATAAAGAAACTACTATAATATTCAGTGGAAAAACTTTGGATGGAACTAAAGTAGAATTATTATTTAAATATGATACATGGACAAAAGATGGTAAACCAAAACTAGATACGTTTGACCTACTTGCAAAATATGTTGTAACTGTAACTTTATAATTATGAAAAATTTAAAATTATATAACTTATTACTTAATGAAATAGTTGGTACTGCTGCTGATTGCGGATCGAATCCATCATCAGGTATCACTCAACTTGAATATAGTTCTTTAATAAATGACGACGATTGGATAGTTTACAAGGTAGTCACTCAACATTTTAAATGTAAAAAACCTGTTGTAAGTGGAGGTGGTGGAGGAGGAGGTAGTTCCGATGCTTGTGTAACGGGAAAAGTATGTCCAGAATCTGAAGGGTATAATACATTAGAATTTCAAGAGTGGGTTTGGACGACGTATAATAAATTTGCAGCAACAGGAACACAAAAATCAAGACTTTGTGGTTTAACAGCTTCTCCCGCTTGTAAAGCCACATCTTGTACAAAAAGCAAAGCAGTTGATGGTAGTTGTGGAAATGGAACAAAGGCTGTTTGGGCAGATTTAAAAAATAGTTTTATTGCTTTCAAAAACGCAAGTTCATCAAATGTAACTCAAGACGATAACCAACAACAAAATCAAAATCAAACTGTAGAGGTTGATAAAGATTTATATGAATTAAAAATGGATATGGAGGTCTATAGAAGTCTTTTGGATTCATATGATTTCCCATCAGGATGGTCGTCATTAGACACCTTGAACCCTGGAACATACACCCCAAGAAGTTTAAATATTGATTTAATCACAAAGGTAAAAAATCAAATAATACAGTTTATAAAAGATAGAGGAAGAAGTTCTGAGTTTTCAACATTTATAAAAATGTTACAAGCTTTAGATGATGCATATAATAACGAGAAGTATAAAGCATTCTTCCAAAGTAAAGTAGACCCCAAAGGATCTGATATTTTTACAACATTTAATACATATATCTCAGAAATAGAAGAACAGGTTACGGAAATGGAATCTTACAACTTTGATGCTTTATCTGACCCAACAGAAGAAGAAGTCAGAGATGGACTTTTCAAATACATTCCTAAGACAGTATATAATGTTGGTGATATAAATCTTAAAATGAGTGTTTATTTTTATACTAAAACAACACCAATGGTAGGTTCTGAAGAAGATTTAATAAGTGCTTTATCTACACAATTAGAAACAACTAAAGATTCAACAAATGAAGATACTTGTAGGGATTTATTAGGTGTTTATTATCAGATATACCAAAAAACTGAAGTTAAAGCGTCAATATTAAACGATACCAAAGAAAAAATACAAGATTGTTGGTGTCAAGGTTTTTATGAGGAATTGGGTAAAATCGGATTCAAAAGACTTTACGATAAAGAACTAAGACAAGGAAGAAAAGAACTTTTAAAGTTTTTATCACTTTTACCTAGTGTAACTATGGATGAATTCAAAATACCGTTAAATAAAAGTGTTTGTAAAACATTGAAAAAGTTCAGATAATACTAATGATACTTGCTCGACGTAGTTGTTGGGTAAGGATAAACCGACTAAAGAAAGGGGAGGTGTTCATTATCTAGCAAAATGGGAACGTAAGTTCCTATTTTGTTTTAAAGAAAAAATTTAAAATTTATGAAAATAGCAGTTTGTGTTCATTTATTTTACACTGATATGTTTGATGAAATTGTTGGTTACTTAAAAAACATCAAACACCCATATGATTTGTATATAAGTTTAGTTCGTGGATTTTACAAAGATTGTGATATTAAAAAAATTAAAGAATATAATAATCAAACTAAAATAATTATTGTTGAAAACAAAGGTGTTGACATTGGAGGGTTTTTAAACGTTTTCAAAGTGATAGATGATGATACTGATTTAATTCTGAAAATACATACAAAAAAGGGTATTGGTTCGGAAAAAAATCCATCAAGTAGAACTAAAAAATATGGTGTTGAGAAAACTTTGAATCACGGGAAAAATTGGTTTAAACAATTGATGGAGGGGGTTTTATTTGACGAAAAAAAAGTTAATCAAATATTGAATAAATTTAATAATGATAAAAATTGTGGAATGGTGGGATATAGATTATTCAATAACTCCACAATAAACAAAAATGAGATAATTAAATTAATACCATTATTTAAGTTAGACGAAAGTTATTTGAAAAAAAATTTTATAGGGGGTACTATTTTTTGGGTTAGATATCAAATTATAAAAAAATATTTTACAGATGACGTAATAAAACATATTATGGATAACACTAAAGATGGATATGTAATTGAACCGTCAATAATTCATGCTATTGAACGTATATTTGGTTACCTTGTTGAAAAGGAGAATCAAAAAATTTTTGTAATTTAAAATTTGTAATTTTCGGTAATAATAGTTCTAATACTTGCTTGTTTTGTATCGTGTAGACATTTTAGTTTACCTTTAGTATAACCAATCCAAAATTCAGCATCGTGCCTTTTATTCAAATCTAAAGAATCTATTTCAGGTAATTCTCTTATAAATTTAGAGTTTGCCCACCAAAAATTACCCGAAAAATGAAAAAAATCTGTTCCTGGAGTCCTCCTAATTTTTACTCCAGCAGCGTCCCAACCGTTATCAAGTTCTTTTACACACAAGTCATATTTATCAATTAAAAAATACTCCATGTATTCTCTCCAAGACTTTACACATTTAGATAACTGTTTATTCATAGTTCTACTAACTCCCTTAGCGTGTAAATAATAACCATAAAAATCTTCTTTTTTACTCAAATTTTTAAGTATTCTTAAAGCACCAAATTCATATTCGTTTTTCTTAGTTAATGTCAATAAAATTTTTTTGTCGTTTTTCAGTAATGTCCGGAATTTATAAAGTTCTTCATTATCATTAAAAAAAACTCTCACGTGCAATTCGTCGGTTTCTTTATATAAATTCGAATTAAAAAGTCTATTTATTTGGGGTTTTACAATTGGCTCCCACTCATTAAGAAGAGCAACAAAATACACACCGACTATTTTATTTTTTTTCATAAATGTTTATATTATTATATATATTTAAAAAAGATGTTTTCAATAGTAATACCCACAATGTGGAAAAGCGAATATCTCGCAAAAATGATTCCAGTATACGAAAAATCCAATTTCGTAAAAGAGATAATAATAATTGATAATGATTATGTAAATAAACTTGACCTATCTATTTATAATAAAATAATCTATTACACTGAATTTAAAAATATATTTGTTAATCCCGCTTGGAATGTAGGGTACAAGCTTTCTAAATACAAACTGATACTTGCCAATGACGATATTTACATACCAAATTTAGATGAAGTTTTAAAGTTAATAGACGACAGTGATTTTGACATAATTGGTTTGGATTGGATAAAAAAAGAAAATTTAGAAATAAGAAAAATTGATGAATTTCAAAAAAATGGGTTTGGTTGTTTTATGTATGTAAAAAATTACAATATGATACCAGATGATTTCAGAATATTCAGAGGGGATTTTTGGTTATTCAAAAATACTATAAATAGAGGAATATTGAGTAATCCTCTTTTGGGTGGGGAAATTGGTAAAACAAGAAAATCCGATTCAGAATTTTATAATATAGGCGTGAATGACTTAGAAATTTATGATAAAAAATATAAAATTTTAGAATGAACCACATTGTATTAACCCGTATAAATTTTGATGATGATAATCGTTTCCATGATTATTTCGAGGTAATGAAAAATACCTACATACCATCAATAAAGTCACAAAGAAATAAAAATTTTAAAATAGGTTTTATAATAAAAGAAAGACATATTCACTTTTTAAAACCTTTTTTTGGTGATGAAGCGTTATACTTTAAATCAACTTCTGAATGTAGAGAATATTGTGAAAAAAACAATTTTCAAATACAAACAAGACACGACTGTGATGATTGGATGAGGGTGGATTATATTGATAAAATACAAAGAACTTTTTTAGAAAATATTAATACAAAAGACACTTTTTTAATTCATTCTAAGGTGCAAAAATTAAATTTTCATAATGGTGACTTATATCGAAGAGGGGATATTGATTACACTAATAATAAAAGTATTTCTATGTTTTTGACTTTATGTCAAAAAAATGTCAATCATTTTGTGTATGAGAAAGATCATGGTAAAATGAAAGAATTAACTAATACCATTTTTTTACTTGACGAAGGACACACAAGACTTGTAATTCATGGAAACAACATCCTCTCAAAAATTCACCCAAAGGACGTTTTTTTAAAAAACATTTACGAATATGACCTGAGTATTATTATACCAACTTATGATAATGTAGAATTTTTACCAGAATCGTTAAATTCAATGATTGAATCGGGTAAAGGAAAAAAAATAGAAATATTAGTGGGTATAGATAGTTGTGAAAAAACTAAAAATTATATATACAAAAATATAAATCAATTCCAAGATTTTATAAGGTTTTATTTTTTTGAAAAAAACGTTGGACCTTACGTGATAAGAAATTCGTTAGCAAAAATTGCAAATTCTAATAATCTTTTATTTTTTGATTCAGACGATATTGCAAAAGAAAATTTAATACCCCTTGTTTTAAAAAATTTAAGTTCTCATGATGTAGTAAGGTATAGATTTTATAATTTTAAAAATCCAAGCGACATACCTAATTTAACAGATAGAAACATGGCTGGTTTCTTTTCTGTTGGTCAGTTGGGGATTAAAAAGGATTTATTTATGGAGTTCAATGGATTTGAGCCTTGGGTTTGTGCTGCCGATTCTGAATTTCTTTCTAGAGAAAAGGGTAATAATTTAAAGTCCATTTATTTGAATATGGGGTTATTTTATCGACGTAGACACGATAAAAACATAACAATTAAACCTGAGACTAATGCTGTATCTAACATAAGACAAAATTACCATAGAATAATAGAAGACCGAAAAAGAAAAAAAATGTTTGGTAAATTAATAGAGTTACCAACAACTAAATTTTACAAAATAGAAAAAGATTTAACTCTTCGATTAATTAATAATTATGATAATCTTTCGTTGTTTGAAAATGTAATAAAAACAACTAAGCCTCCCATTCAATTAAAAACTAATTTTGATTTGTCAATAATAATCCCTACGTATAATAACGAAGATTATATTATTGAGTGTTTAAATTCTATATTAGAAAGTTCCTCAGAACATAATGTTGAAATATTAGTCGGGATTGATTCGTGTGAAAAAACATTAAATTTAATAAAAAGTAATAAATTCGACCCCAAAATAAGATTTTATTATTCTCAAGAAAATGTTGGACCATATGTAATAAAAAATAGTTTGTCTAAGATATCACAATCAGAAAAGTTATTATTTTTTGATTCTGATGATATAATGATGAAAAATATGGTAAAAACAACCATAGATGGATTGAATAATAACATTTGTGTTAAACCAAAATATTCAGAATTTGGTCAAACAACAAATAAAAAACATTATTTTGGCGAAGGTGTTTTTGGTATTAAAAAAGATATTTTTTATAATATGAACGGATTTGAGCCATGGAAGGTTGCGGCAGATTCCGACTTTATGTCCAGACTCTATAAAACAAAACCAAAATTACTTCATACTAATGAACTCCAATTCAAAAGACGTGTACATGAAAACAGTCTTACTATGAACCCAAAAACAGGGATGAGGTCACCACTTAGACATAATTATGCAAAAATTAGTAAATCTAAGAAAGGACATGGTAACCCAAATAAACTACACGAAGTGGATTTGACGTTCATATCGAATGTAAATACAATCATTAGTCTGAGTAAAAAAATAGAAAATGAGGAAAGAAATGAAAAAATAATATCCACAATTTTTAATAAAAAACCGGTTAATGTGTTACCAAAGACAAATATTAATGATAGACCAAAAGAAACAAAAAAAGTCGACATTCAGAGTAATCCACTTTTTTCGATGTTAAATAAAACTATTGATGAAAATGAAATTCAAAAAAACAAAATAACAAAACAAAGAAATGAGTTGATAGAAATTAAAAATAAAACTAGACAGGATATCAATAGAGAGGTATTCAAAGTAAAACCAAATAGAAGAAAAGATTTACCAAACATCAGACTCAAATAGTTGACAATATAGTGTCAAATTTGTTATATTTAAATAAAAAAATGTATTTGATAGTAAAACACATAGAAAATGAAAAAACAGGTAAAAAACTTCCTGTAATACTTATAGACTCACAATGTGAAGTTTTAGAGTTTGAGAATGAAGATGATGCAAACAAAATGAGAGATTTATTTCAAGCCAATTCAGACTCTAACCACCAATATGAAGTAAAAAAAGTTTGATTTACAACAACCTTTGATAATTTAAAACGTTAATTTGTTAGTATGTTTGATATGTTTGAATATATTCATGAGGAATTTATAAATTCTGAAGAATTTGATAGATATTTATACGATATATATCACTATGAACCATCCCCACAGGATAATTAATCTTAATAAGTGCGTATGAAAAAATTGTTATTCCTGATATTTTTACCTTTATTTACTTTATCACAAAATTGCCCATCACTCGGTCCCGATCAATATCTTGCTTGTGGTGTTGGGTCTACTACTTTAACCGCCGATTTTAGTCAATGTGCTCCTGGTAGTAATCCTAACCAAACAACAAATTACAATGTTACAACTATTCCTTTTGTTAATCAAACAAATACGGGAACGTCACTTATAATGACAGATGATTCTCAACAAGGACCATTTAATATTGGGTTTACTTTTTGTTTTTATGGGCAAACATATACTCAGTTTTATGTTGGTTCTAATGGGTGGATTTCTTTTTCTCCTGCTCAACCAACTACATTTACGTCAACTACAATCCCTACGGGGCTTGGGACTGTTCCAAAAAATTGTATTATGGGTCCGTGGCAGGATTGGCATCCAGGTGTTGGGGGTCAAATAAGATACCAAGTTCAAGGAACTGCACCTTGTAGGAAATTGGTAGTTAGTTGGATTAATGTTCCAATGTTTTCTTGTACAAACTTAACAGGGACATTTCATATTGTTATTTATGAATCAACAAATGTTATTGAAAACCATATTTTAAACAAACCTAACTGTCCTTCTTGGGCTGGTGGAACTGCCGTTCAAGGATTACATAATAATGGAGGAACTCTTGCTGTCCCTGTACCAGGTAGAAACTCAACACAATGGACTGCAAATAACGATGCAAGAAGATATACACCAAGTGGGCCTACGGTTCTACCAACACCAACTTGGTTTATTGTTGGTAATCCCGTTTCAATAGGAACTGGAACAAGTATCACAGTAACTCCACCATCCACAGGAGAATTTTATACTTGTCAACTTGTTTATCCTACTTGTAATCAAGGATGGAATACTTGTAATAATATTCCTGGACAGACACCTGATACGGTATTTGTTCAACCAGGACCTCCAAACCTACAACCATTAACTGTAAACTTTACAGATCCAACTTGTTTTCAAAGTTGTGACGGGACAATTGACGTTTCACCAAACAATGGACAACCTCCATTTACATATGTGTGGAGTAATGGACAGGGTACGCCAAACCTTATTGATTTATGTGAAGGAACATATGATGTAACTGTCACAGATAATCAGGGGTGTGATATAACAACATCTGTGACACTTACAGACCCACCACAAGTTGTAATTAACCCAATACAATCTATCGATACTGTTTGTGATTACTCAACAAGTGAACTTTATTTTGTAAATGACAATGGAAATGGTTATACATACACTTGGACAACACTTGGTTCTATTATAAGTGGACAGGGTAACGATTCTGTTTATGTAAATTGGGATAATAACCCAAGTGGGAATGTACCACAAGGAGTAAGTGTTATTGGGAATAATTCTGATGGATGTGAAAGTTTACCACAATTCTTTGATTTATTAATATTCGATATTAACCCAACAATTCAACCAATAGGTCCTTTCTGCGATTATGATAACTGTGCAGATATTGTCGTAAACCCAACAGGAGGTGTATTAACAGGTAGTCTTGTTAACAATCAATTCTGTCCTGACCCAAGTTTGGTAGGAAATAATGTGATAATGTATGAATACACACAAAGTAATTGTACATTTGACACATTAATTAATGTTATTGTTAATCCTCAACCAATACTTGGAAACATAATCCCTAACGATGAGTTTTTCCAATTATGTGAAGGTGATACGGCAATCAGAGTTTATTCTGTTCAATCAAGTTTAAATGGTGGAATAATGAGTTGGATTTTTAATGGTGATACCACAGAGTCATTTAATTTAATACAAAATTGGGATACAGACGGGTTTTACATTATTCAAGTTTATCACGAAGTTAATGGGTGTGTGTCAGATATCCAATCAACAAGTGTAAACATATCAGATTGTCCATTGGAACTTATTTATATCCCCAATTCTTTTACTCCTGATGGTGATGAGGTAAACCAAGTATGGCAACCTATATTTACTGAAGGTTTCGATCCACAAGACTTCAATATGTTTGTTGTAAACAGATGGGGAGAAGTAGTTTGGGAATCTAATGACGCGAGTGCGTATTGGGACGGAACGTATAACGGAAAGATTTGTCCTGATGGTGTTTATTTTTATAAAGTTACATTTGGTAATTTGGATAATGACGGAAAAAAAACATTAGTTGGTCATCTTACAATTATTCGATAAATTTTATTTAACGTTTGTATATTTATTTATATAAATCTTAATATAAATAAAATGAGACAAAGAATAACAGAATCCGATATAAGAAGAATAGTTCGTAGAACCATCAATGAAATAGATGTAGATTTAGATGAAGGATGGGACGATGAAATTAGAAAAGGTAGATACGATGATTATTCACCTTCTAAATTTAGAAAATTACCTAAAAATATGTTTAGACATGGTATGGAAGATGCTGAAGGAACAATGTTGATGGGACAAGAAGATGACGATGAATATGGTGATTTAAGTATGTATAACCCTTACTATGATGATGACTTTAATGACGATGATTATGATGAGGATAATGATTATTTAGGTGATGACGATGATTATGAGGATGATGAACAATATGTTTAATTATTAAAATTATGATAGTAAGATTAACAGAAAATGAATTAATTAGTGTTGTCAGAAAAGTTCTTTCTGAACAAACCCAGCCTGTTCCGAGTGATACGATAGTTGTTAATGTAGGAACTAAAATAAAAATTGGGATTAAAAATAAAAGTGCAAAAATTTATAAACTCAAACTACCGATAATTGGTACTACTGATGTAGTTAATGCAACTATAGACCATAAATCAGATTTTTTAACGATTAAAATTAAAGCACCTTACGGTTTTGGGACATCAATTGGTAATAGACTTAATAAGGATAAATCAAAATTAGCTCAAGGAGGTATTACGGTAACTCAAAGTACCGAGACAGGATGTATTGCTTGTAATGATTTTTATGATTTTAAAATAAATTTAAAAAAGAATAAAAAAGTTGCAAACGCAATTTTGAGTGCAAGAAAAGGTGACGAGAAAATAGAATTGACAAGTGAGATTATTTTAAGTGTTCATTAATTTTTTTTGGTAATTTAAATATTTTTTGTATCTTTGAGATATGAAAGACAGATTACCATACGAAATGACATCAAAAGCAATCAAAGGATATTCTGAATCTGCAATTGCTAAAAGTGAAACAAACGATTGTGTTGTAAGAGCCTTTGCTTCTTCATTTGAAATCTCTTACAATGATGCTCACAAATATGTTGCAGAAGAGTTTAAAAGACAACCAAGAAAAGGTACTTATGGTACTTCTTTAAGATTGGTTAAAATGTCAAATGAAAACGTGGAAGTGAATGGTAAAAAAGTTCATTTGGTTGGATACCGATTTACACCATCTATGTTTGGAACATTATCATATGATGTGAAAGTCAAAGGTGAAATTAAAAAACGAAATATGACAGTCGGAACTTTTATTAAAAGAAATCCTATTGGGACATATTTTGTTATTGTTTCAGGACACGCATTTACAATTAAAGATGGTGTTGTTATTGGAAACTACGAAGATTCAATGAAAGTAAAAAGAGTGATGAAATGTGCCTTTGAAATCAAATGATAAATAATTATATAATAAAACTTATTGATATGACAAAGACTTTGAACATAATTTTGTTTATTGTTTTGATTGTTAATTTTTTATTATGTATTTTTATTGGTGACAAAATAGCAACATTAGGATGGTTAGTGGCTTGTTTATTACAAATTAAAAATATCGTAAATAATGAAAACATTCAAAGACATTGATTTTCAACCACATTCTGTAGGTGATGGATTATCAGGTAAAATATTTTTTGACAATGGGTATGGTGTATCTGTCGTTAGGTTTAAAATATATGATAGGTATTCATCATATACAAACAACGAAAATGAATGGGAACTTGCGATTCTTTTTGGTAATGAAAAGGAATGGGAACTAACCTATAATACGCCAATAACAAATGATGTGATTGGTTGGTTGTCGGAAGATAAAGTAACTGACATTATGAAAAAAGTTCAAGAACTGTAAAAAAAAAACACCGAGAGGTGTTTTTTTGTTTTATAAGAATATTTATTACTAAAAGAAAAAGAAATTATGAAAAGAATAGTTAGACTAACAGAATCAGACCTTACAAGAATTGTAAGAAGAGTAATAATGGAACAGGCAACAGCGACAGGAGTTGGGCCATACCCACAACCTTATAAAGGTGTTCCTGGAGTTACTTTTTTACCTATAATTTATCAATCCAAAGATGGAAAATCAGTAATTAATGATAAAATGGTTTTCTTTCAAAAAGGAGGAAACGGTTATGCGATTAACTCAAAAGGTGATATAATGTCGTGTTCAGGTTCAGATGGAAGATTACCATGTACCTCAGATTCAAGTAAACCAACAATGAAATGGACATTAGATAATAATCCTCAAACCGCTATGGCGACTAAGAAAAAAGTTTTGGCTTATTACTTTGTTGGGGATAAATTGAGAACAGTATAATTTTGTATTTCCAGTAAAAATTATA